AGTGAGCTTAGAACAAACATAACTTTAGCTCGAGATTCTTATGGAGGAAGAATGCTTCCTGACGTAACGAAATCTGAAGAACAAGTTTATCAAGATGGTACTAACTAACTATGGACACTATCGAACAACATATTAAAAAAGACCAAGAGATCTTACAAGATCCTCAAACAAATCCTCAAATGCGTCGCCATATTGAAGGCGAATTGCATGATCTAGAAGATTATGCTTCTCATCATGCAGCAGAGATAAAAGCAGGAGATCATCACGATCCTAATACAATAGAATTATGGTGTGATCAGCATCCAGACGAACCAGAATGTTTAGTATATGATGACTAATGTCAACAGTTAATCCAACACTACCAACTACTAGTTTCATCGGTAACGGTGACTTTAACTGGTGGCTTGGTACTGTAAAAAATAATGATGATAGCGAAGCAAAGCTAGGTAGAGTAAAGGTATGTATCCTCGGTTATCATAGACCAGAGGAGACACCTGAGAATTTACCTTGGGCTATGGTTATGCAACCCACTGATAATCCAGCATCTAATGGTACTGGTAATGGCCCAGTGTCTTTGAAACCAGGCAGTTTTGTTGTTGGATTTTTCTTAGACTATCCTGACTGTCAACAACCTATAGTAATAGGATCACTTCTAGGTAAGATTAGACATGTTGCTGAAAAAGGTTCTCCGAAGGCAAAAGATTGGCCTGGATCTCTTGAGAATGCTATAGGAGAGAATGGTACTGACTCTAGTACTGTTGGTGTAAGTACTGCATCATTAGGACAAACACAGGAAGAAACTACATCTACATCAGATGCTGCTGCAATGGCACAAGAATCAACAGCTAATCCATCAGGATCAGTTCCTAAAACTACAATAGCTGATGGTAAAAATGCTGGTGATAAAACTCTATCTGATACTATCAGTGAAGCTATCGCTGAAATAATGACTGTACTATCCCAGTCAAGAAAAGTTCCTAAAGGTTTATCTACTAAACTTACTGCTAATATTGATTCAGAAGAACAAACTATCCCTGTTGAATCTACTGAGAAGTTTCCTCCTAGAGGAATAATAAAGATAGGAAAGGAAGAGATAGGATATACTAGTATCTCAGAAGGAAAGTTTACTATGGCCAAAAGAGGTCAAGGTGGAGATAAAAGTATTCCAATTAAGAATCGTAGAGGTAGGACAACAGGGTACAAGAGTTCTTCTCGACATAAGAAGGGTACTAAGGTAACTATCGTAACTAAAGGAGAATATCTTGGTGGCGAATCTAAAGAAGGTGACTTGATGGGAACCTTCACTGATACCTTGATAGATATGAAAGGTCTTATTGATACTCAGTTAGAAAAGATTCGTAATGCATTGTGGTGGTTGGTGAATCAGATCAAATCATTCTTAATGCAATCTGTAACTAAGATATTAAATGCTATTGGAATATCAGCTAGTTCACCCGTACCAATGTTTGGTAAGATATTAACTGATGTAATTAATTTTATTCTTAAACAGATAGTTTGTATATTAGATACATCATTGATTGATGCATTATTTTCTGGTATTGAATCAGCAATAATGTCAGTTGTTAATTCTGCTCTTTCTTTCTTAGATAATGTACAATGTATATTTGATTCAATCTTCAATTCTATCTTTTCACTTGTTGATATTGCGAATGATATTTTCTCAGTAGTTAATGATATTGGTAGTATAATATCTGGTGTTGGTAATGTAGAAAAGATAGAAAATATGGGTTCTTTGAATATTACTAGTGCATTAGATTTTATATTTAATCTTTTAGGTATAGGATGTAATAAGAAGACAAGAGATCCTTTCGGACTTACATTTGAGTCATGTCCTATTGCTACTTTATTGACATGTCCTGATGGAAATGCATATGGGGTTCAACTTACTGGTATAAAAGGTAAGATGAATTCAGTATACTCTAAAGTTACTGGTACATTCTCTGAAGTAGGAAGTATGGTGATGTTTGATGACACACCATATAATACTAGAATGAAAATACAACATGGGCCTAGTAAATCTGGTATAGAAATTTATGATAATGGTGATGTCAGAATAACTAACTCACAAAAGAAAACTGAAGTTACTGTTAAAGATCAAGAGATAATAGTTAAGGGTAATGTAAAAATGAATGTTGATGGTAACTATCATCTTAAGGTTGGTAGAGACTATCACTTAGAAGTTGGTGGTATGTATAATGTTGCCGTTAATAGAGAAAGTAAGATTACATATGCTGGTGAGCATGAAACATTATTTAAGAATGATGGTAAGATAGAAGCAACTAATGCATTAGCTTTAGTTTCATCTAAGTTAGGAATTACAAGTTCTGGACAAACTGAGATGTTCTCTCCAGTTTATACTACATGGACTACAGAACAAAATCATTTTGCTTTAGGATCATATAATATTACTGCAATGTATAAAAATAATTTCATTGCTCTTAATAATTTAAAAATTATTGGTGCTAATAATGTTAAGGCTAGAGTAGGAACAAATACTGAGTGTGGTATTGGTTATTCTAATAGAACTCAGATGGGTGGTGAAAATGAAAACTGGTTGGGTCAAAAATTCAAGAGTATCTTTGGTGCAAATACAGAGAACAAGCTTGCTATTGATTCAAAGAATACTACTGGTGCTACCGTAAAGAATACTAAAGCTGTAACTTTAGAGGATATTGGTGGTTTATGTGCTCAAAATACTACTGGTGCTGCCCTTAAAAATGCTATAGGATTTAAGAATGAAGGGTCTGTTGCTATTGCTCATATCAAGGCACCTATAGTGCTTATTAATTGACAACCACTTTATTTTGTGGTACAGTGTCCTACATTAGGAGTTAATGCTATGGAAATTAGAGAAGATTCAACTCTTGCCAGAGTTAAAGTAAATATGTTGAGTAGGGTGGTCACATTAATTGGTGACGATGGAGAAATTATAGACGTAGAGAATAATAATTCAGAAGAGTTTATTAATATGTGTAGTTTTATTAATGAAACTTTATCAGAAGAGATGATAGAATATACTTATTGATATCCTGAGCGAAATTCGACTTTTCATTACAAAAAAGTCGGGCAAAAAATCCCAGGCCAAAATCGCTCTAGGCCCTTTTTGCTAGAGTTTAATGAAAATAACGTTACTCTCCGCATAGGTTATCAAAATGTACGGAGTAAGCCTTATAAATACTGACTTTTTGTAGCTAAAAAACCTATAAATACATCATAGGTATATTGTAAGCGCAGCATGGCTTTAACCAGAGTAACCAGTGGTGGTGTAGCACCAGGCATTAATATTAAATTTGCAAAGGCGGATACGCCAGGAACCCCAACAATAAGCTTTGATGGGGATACTAATACAGGTATGTACAGTTCTGGAGATGATGAGATATCATTTTCAACGGCTGGAGAAAAAAGATTAACCATTAAAGCAGATGGTAAAATAGTAGGATCGAATGGAACGATAATTGGGGGTGGTAACCCAGATTTCGATAATGCAACAAATATCATGTTGCATGTTAACCAATCAGACTTAAATGCTACTGATGCGGTTACAAATAGTGGTGGTAATATAAATCAACCGTTTAAAACTATCGAACGTGCTCTTCTCGAAGCTGCTAGGAGGAGTTTTGTTTCTGATATTACTGGTGGTTCTGGTTCTGGTGTAAAGGTTAGAGTTGTAGTTGCTGCAAATGGATCTGCTACGGTTACTTTATTAGAAGGTGGTTCAGGATATGTAGATAATGAAGTTTTAACAATTAGTAGAACAAATAGATGGGGTGGATCGACTAATATTACTGTACAGGTAAATGGTGTAAATGGAACTGGTGTAATACAAGCAATTGATAATGCTACAAATGTCAGTGCTACTGCTGGAAGAACAGCTGGTACATATGACGTAGATGCTGAAAATGACAGATTTGAAGCATATACCATTATGGTTATGCCTGGCGATTATGAGGTAGATAACAGGCCTGGTGTTGTTGGAGCTGGAAATCTTCCAACTGCTGGAAATTTTGAAAATGAACTTTATAAGTTTAATCCAAAATCTGGTGGTGTTGTTGTTCCTCGTGGTACTTCTGTTGTTGGTTACGATTTAAGAAAAACTGTAATTAGACCAAAATATGTACCTGCTCCTGGCAGTAAGCTTGGATCAGATACTGGAGATAATCTTGGTATTAGTCATGCTGCATATGATGCTGCTAAGATGATTGAGAAGGCTCGTGGTTATATTGTTGATCAGAGTTATCTTTATATTGATCAGACAAGTACGTTTAGAAGTGAAATAGACGCAACTGATCAAGCTGCTGGTGGTACTAAGTGTAAGAGAGATTTAGGTTATTTTGTTGATGGAATAATTAAGGATTTAAGAGAAGGTGGTAATAATAATACATTTAATATTGGTCAAAGATATACTGATGGTACTGGAATTATTCAGTCACTTTTGACAAGTACAACAACTAACATTAATGTAACTAATGCTGTCTATACTCCTGGCACTGGTGATTTAGTTCTTACTGTTGCTTCTGGACATGGACTAACAACTGGTAAGTACATTAAAATTCCTACAGATGGATTGAAGTTTAAGTGTGCCATGGAATCTAATGGTACTCAAAGTGTTAAAACATATCCACGTGCATCTGACCCTGCAAATAACAAACCTCTAAAGGTTACTGTATCTGGAAATGCTATTACAGTTAACGTTGGGCCAACTCTTGATAATCCATTAGAAGTCAGAACTGCTAATGTTGGTACTGCATCTCATGTTCCTACATATGGTCATACTGGTGCTACTGCTGGTGAGATGGCAATTACTCTTAAGGGTACAACAACTATAAAAGCAGGTCACGCAGTTAGAATTCAGGAAGAATCTTTTGGTTTCTCTTGTGACACTGGTAGTGGTGTAACACCTAAGTATTATCCACGTGCATCAGGTGCTACTGGTTCAAATAACGTTAATAATGCTGACCCATCATATAATCGTGCAACTAACGTTAAGAGAGTAGAATCTTCATTCTATGTTGCTGAAAAAGTTGGTGCTGGTACTTGGGGTACTGCTGGTACTTCATTTAATCAATCTACTGGTGTATTAAAGATTAAAATAACTGGTCACGGACTAAAACAAGGTGATCAGATTAAGATAAAAACTGGTGGACTTAGATTTACATGTACTAAGGATAGTAATGCAACTAATCATGATTATCCTCGTGCATCTGACCCTGATGCTAATACAGCACTTACAGTAGAAAATATTACTGCTGATACATTTGAAGTTAAGATTAATGATGGTACAGCAACATCTGATGGTGGTGCTCATACATTCGTAGCAGATCAAAATTCTACTGGTTCTATTGAAATATTAAAGTCAAAACTAGTACTTGATGTTGGTATTGCAAGTGGTTCTGGTGCAACTGCTCATACATTCCTTGCTCCTTCTACAAATGATTCATCATTCACTGTTTCTGCTGGATCTGGATCTCATACAACCTTATATACTCCTGCTGATGGTGTTTTAAGATTACAAATTGGTGCAAACCATAACGTCAGTAATGGTGAGTATGTAATGATTCCTGACAATGCATTGACATTTAGTTGTACTCATGGAAGTGGAAATAAGACATATCCAAGACCTGCATCTGCAACTCATACACCTACAACTGCTTCATCATATAACCCAACAACTGGTATATTAACTGTTACTACTAGTGCTGCTCATGGTATGGTAAATGGTACACAGGTTAAATTCCCTAATGGATTATTTACATTCACGTGTGCTAAAGATAGTAATGGTAGTCCTCACACATATCCACGTGTAGGTGACCCTGCTCAGGATAAGTGGTTAACTATTTCTAATGTAGGTGCAACTACATTCCAAGTTAATGTTGGTATCTCTCCAGATAAGAGTACACATAATTGTACAGCTGTTACTGGTGTTATCACTGAAAGAGATTTTCCTAGTGGAAGATGGTTAAAGGTATTTGGAGTTGATAAGACAAATGGAACTATTAAAGTACAGGTTTTAGCAAACAACGCTCAAGGTGCTGCTGGTTCTAATGCTTCTACAAATACTACTGCTCATACATGGCAAGGTGGAAACGCTGCAAACGCAGTTAAGAGATCACAAGTACTAGGTGGTGGTAATTATACACATACATTTGTAAATGCTGCATCTGGAAGTTATACTCCAGTAATCACTAAGGGTGGTGCTGAAGTTGATGCTACTATTGCTGCATTTAACTATGCAAGA